GCTAAACACAAAATAGGAAATGAAAGAATAGATCCCATTAACTGGCCGTTCTGTTGCATACCTTTAAAGACTTTCTCACTGGGTTTACCAGCGACTGGATAGTGAAGCGCATGTGGTCCAAGGACCTCAAGAGCCGTATCCTTCAAGTACTGTGGCAATCCATCGATAATATATCGAAGGATCCGGCCTGAATACTTCCAAGATAGTCCATCAGTAGCAGCAGAATAATCTATAGAAAACCATTGATCCCAAGGATCAGAACGTTCTTTAAGATCTATTAAATCTGTAGGCGAAAATGGTCGACCAATCAAGCGAAAGCAACATAAATGCTTCATGGCAGAGTGCATGGCCTTCTGCAATGGCTTACAACTATAGTAAGGAAGTGCTTCTCCTTTTGAGATTACACGAACTTTCATCGGTTCGAGCACGGCCTGTATTGTACAGCTTCTTGATCGTCGATCTAAGATATAAGAATGGTATTTAAGAGATTGCCATTCATCAACACCATAATCAACCCTAATCTCTGTGACAACATTATGTCTAAGACCATTACGCGTATGAACAACCGTATCGAAGCGCATCCCATAAAATTCTTTATTTGGGTCATATTGCGCTCGCACGGGCTTATTATGTTCATCATAACCGCTAAGGCCACATATAGTTTCTAACTGAAATTGTTGTCCACCAGCTCCTCTAGTAGTCTCGAAACATGCGTTTCCAGAGGGAGAAAATGACGTGAAATCATCGTCAAAATTTAGTATATCTTTACTAATTTCCTCTTTAACTCTGTCTAACACATGGACGTATGTCGGATCAGAGAAGTTCTCTTGAATAGTGAGATCATCTCCCGGATCATGACGACTTAATGTCTCGAGATGTTTATTATACGTAGAGTCGACAAAATCGGAAGAAACCGGTAAAGTCGATCTTTTAGCTTGGAGCCAGGAATACCAAAGATGGGTATTTCTTCGATTGAAACAACATATCCGCTGTTTCATCCATCTACGTAGTTTACCTGAAGCCTGGAATTTAACATCAGGTTCAGGAGGTGATTCGTTTTTAAGGTACTTCGAGAGAGGGTAGGTGAGGAGGTATTTAGACCTCTTAAGCCACACCGTCTCATCAGAAGATGTATCTAAATGTGCATGTACTTGAGCAGTAAGCTCAGCACGGATGACGTTAGACGCACAATGGTGCTCTAAAACTAAGTCTAATCCACGAATCAATGCAGTTGTACGATCGGGGAGAGAAATTATCTCTTCCTCGTTGATCGGATCGTACCCGTCAATCAACGAGGGTAGGGTAACACCCC